GCTAATACTGAAGAGGAAAGGTCATGAGTAACATATCCAATCTAGCCGAAGCCAGAGAGGCCAGAAGGCTCCAGAAGCCGCGTACAAATGGCGGTAAGGGGTTTGCCTTGATTCACCGCCAATTCATGGATAGCAAGCTATACAAGGATTCTCAGGCTGTGCATCTTTTCCTGCATCTGATACTGAAAGCCAATCACTCTCCGGCAGTCGTAAATACCGACATTGGTGAGATGTTGGTTGAGCGAGGACAGCTAATTACCGGACGGCCAAAACTGGTAAGTGAAACATTCATCCCGGATAACAAAGTAAAAAGTTTGCTTCGTTCTTTTGAAGGGAATGGAATGATTCGTATCGAGTCGAAAGGGAGAAAATTCAGCCTGATAACAGTGTTGAAATATGATGATTTTCAGGCTCCAAATTGTCCAACGGATGTCCAACGGATGTCCAACGCAAACACCAGTAATGACGCGGCTCACAGCAAATGTTGTCCAACGGATGTCCAACGATTGTCCATAAACAATAATATAAATAATATCTCTAATACTAACGTATTAGAGAGTACCGCAGCAGACGAAAATCCTGACAAGAAAAAATCGGCTCTCAGTTGTCAGGATGTTGTCGATGCTTACCACGAATTACTTCCTGAAGCTTCCAGGGTTCGCGCACTGAATGACAAACGTAAAAACCAGATCCGAACTTTCTGGCGAAAAGCCGGAGTGATAACACGCCAACTTGACGGGCATGGGTTCACGATGCAGGACTGGAGAAATTATCTGAGCTACGTAGGCGAAAATTGCCGATGGATGTTCGAAGAGCGCCAAAACCATCAACGCGGAACCGTCTGGCACAAAAAGGGATTTGATTTCCTGCTTAACGATAATACCTACCTGAAAGTTCGTGAGGGTGAACACGATGACCGATAATTTTTACGCTCCGCCACATAGCATTGAGGCGGAGCAGGCGGTGATTGGTGGATTGCTTCTGGATGATGACAGCAGTGAGCGCGTCCAGAAAGTTCTGGCGATGCTGAAGCCTGATTCATTTTACAGCCGACCACACAAAATCCTTTTCGAAGAAATAACCAGAATGCACCGGGAGCAAAAGCCAGTAGATGGCCTGACGCTTTTCGATGAACTGGAGCGTAAATCGTTAACGGTGTCAGTTGGCGGTTTTGCTTATATCGCTGATATCGCAAAGAACACGCCAAGCGCAGCAAACATCGTTGCCTATGCAATGCAGGTTCGCGAAACCGCAATGGAACGCTACGCCATCAACCGCATGACTGAAGCGACGGAATTGCTCTATTCCCGCAACGGAATGACTGCAACGCAGAAGTACGAAGCTATTCAGGCGATTTTCACGCAACTGACAGACCATGCAAAAACCGGATCACGTCGCGGCCTTCGCTCATTTGGTGAGGTCATGGAGGACTGGGTTGGTGACCTTGAGAAGCGATTTGACCCGTCAGGCGAACAACGAGGAATGAGCACAGGGATCCCATCGCTGGACAGGATGCTGTCACCGAAAGGTCTGGTGAAAGGCTCTCTGTTTGTCATTGGCGCTCGCCCTAAGATGGGGAAAACGACGCTATACAGCCAGATGGCAATCAACTGCGCAGTGCATGAGAAAAAGCCCGCTCTGATGTTCAGCCTTGAAATGCCAGGTGACCAGATACTGGAAAAACTGGTAGGGCAGAAGTCAGGTGTTAACCCGAATATTTTTTACCTTCCGGCGACAAATGACGCTGATGACGGCTATCAGGGTGATTACGATGGTGACTTCAACAGGGCGATCGAAACAGCCAATCGCTTGAGTGAAATCGACCTGCTTTACATCGACGACACGCCGGGATTATCTCTGGCTCAAATCGTCAGCGAAAGCCGTCGAATCAAGCGAGAAAAAGGATGTGTTGGCATGATTCTGGTCGATTACCTGACACTAATGACCGCTGAAAAGGCCGATCGCAACGACCTTGCCTACGGCATGATCACCAAAGGACTGAAGAACCTTGCCAAAGAGCTTGATTGCGTTGTTGTGCTTCTGACGCAGCTTAACCGCGCACTGGAAAGCAGAACCAATAAACGCCCATTACCAAGTGACTCACGTGATACAGGGCAGATTGAACAGGATTGCGATTATTGGGTGGGGATCCATCGTGAAGGTGCTTTTGATGACAGTGTTCCACCTGGTGAAACCGAACTAATCCTTCGTCTCAATCGTCATGGCAATACCGGCACGGTGTATTGCATTCAGGCAAATGGCGCTATTTATGACACAGACCAACAGTCTGCTGAAATGCGCCGCCGTGAACGCGAGGAACCGCAGTCCAAGAAGAAAGGAGGATTCTGATGACCATCTACATCACTGAGCTAATAACAGGGGCTATTTACACAGTAGCCCTTTTTTATTGGATTAAGAGCGAGGGGTAAGTACCGATGGTAAATGCATTTATTTGTAGTTTATTTCTTGTCGCGATTTTTCATGGATTCCTTATGATGATGAGTTTTGTTCTCTGGAATAATGGATATCGCATATTGGGAGTAGGTTTTGTTTTACGGTTTTCAGTTGTCTGCGCGTTGCTACCGATAATTATGGCGACTATCAAATATTATTGGTAAACCAAAAAATCATCGATGGAGAGTGATATGGACGAATCAAGAAAGCAGTTTGAGTACGAAGCGGGTAAGTCATTAAACCTGCCAACATCCATGATTGAGTTAGCCAGAAAAGGTGATGGCTACGACCACGCATTTGACAGCATGCATATTATGCAGCCGCTTAATGGATGGTGGTTATGGTGGAAGAAGAGTCGCGACGCTATTGAAATTGAGCTGCAAAAGCCAAAGAAAGGCTCACTTCCCGGTGATTATCACATTGGCTATGACTCAGGTACAGAATCACAATACGAAAGCGATGTAGAGGCCATCCGCGCTGCTGGAGTCAAAGTGAAGGAGTGAGTATGAGCGCATACGAAGAAATCATGTTAGCCCTGCGATTCTTTTTCGATGTTGAAGAAGATGAAAACGTAAATGAGATTATCGGGCAAGACCATGACCCGATAGGGACTATTGCAGCTGCACTTGACGATTACAGGAGCGTAAATGGTGAGGAAACTAACGTTTGAACTAAGAAGCCCCATCCATCAGCAGAACGCCATTCAAGCTATCCAGCAAATCCTTCCAGACCCAACCAAACCAATCGTAGTAACCATTCAGGAACGCAACCGCAGCTTAGACCAAAACAGAAAGCTATGGGCCTGCTTAGGTGACGTCTCGCGTCAGGTTGAATGGCATGGTCGCTGGCTGGATGCAGAAAGCTGGAAGTGTGTGTTTACCGCAGCATTAAAGCAGCAGGACGTTGTTCCTAACCTTGCCGGGAATGGCTTTGTGGTAATAGGCCAGTCAACCAGCAGGATGCGTGTAAGCGAATTTGCGGAGCTATTAGAGCTTATACAGGCATTCGGTACAGAGCGTGGCGTTAAGTGGTCAGACGAAGCCCGGTTAGCACTGTACAGAGCGTGGCGTTAAGTGGTCAGACGAAGCGCGACTGGCTCTGGAGTGGAAAGCGAGATGGGGAGATAAAGCTGCATGAACAAATACCGACTTATTTACGCAGATCCGCCTTGGCAATATCGCGACAAAGCCAACGATGGCAACCGCGGTGCTGGACATAAATACGATGTTATGAATGTTCAGGACATTTGCCGACTGCCAGTATGGGATTTAGCGGATCCAGAATCTTGCTTGTTAGCGATGTGGTGGGTGCCGACACAGCCAGCCGAAGCGCTAAAGGTAGTTGAGGCGTGGGGATTCAGGTTGATGACTATGAAAGGCTTTACCCGGCACAAAACCAATAAGCACAAAGGCAACAGTTCGATCGGAATGGGGCATATGACCAGGGCAAATAGCGAGGATTGCTTGTTTGCTGTTCGAGGGAGGTTGCCTGAGAGAATGGACGCTTCCATATGCCAGCACTTTACCGCACCGAGAATGGAGCACAGTGCAAAACCACCGATCGTAAGAGACATGTTAGATAAGTTGCTTGGAGACGTGCCGCGCTGTGAGTTATTTAGCCGCGACAAAGTGACTGGGTGGGATATGTGGGGCAATCAGTGCGACTCCGATTTTGAACTGGCTCCCGGCATGGCGATTAAACCATGCAAAATGGTGATCGCATGAAGCACTGTTATCGATGTGGAGAGCGAAAGGAAGACGATCGCTTTCGACCCGGGCAACCTTACTGGAATCGATGGTGTCTCCGGTGTGAAAGAACACCAACAGGGGTGTTACCACTACCACAGGAAAAGGAGGATGTGTGGCGAGACAGCGACGAAGTATCACCGACATAATCTGCGAAAACTGCAAATACCTTCCAACGAAACGCTCCAGAAATAAACGCAAGCCAATCCCAAAAGAATCTGACGTAAAAACCTTCAACTACACGTCTCACCTGTGGGATATCCGGTGGCTAAGACATCGTGCGAGGAAATGACAATGCTTTTAATTCAACCTGGATTTGGCCTGAGCATCAAAAAAGGGCACATGTTTGGACAGAAAGATTCTCAACGGAAAATGCTGTCCATCCGGTTGCCGTTTATCAGTATTTATTGGCTAAACAAAGAAGCAACAAATTATTGGTATGAATGCGCGCGTGCCGCATTTAATGACCCTGACTGGTTTATTGAAAACCATCATGCAGTTCGTCAGGCGAAACGAAAATCCACCATAACAAAAATGAAAGCGTATCGGGACGCTTGGGAAGAACATAGAAATCGATACCAAAAGGACATTGAAAAGCTGGAATCAGAAAACACTGAGCTAAAACGAAGACTAGGGGAAGCGAAAAGGGATATTGATGCCTATAAGCGGCTTGTAGGTGGTGATAGCCATGCTTAGCCCAACTCAAATCATGCAATACCAGAAAGAAAGCGTCGATCGAGCTTTAACGTGCGCTAACTGCGGTCAGAAGC